TGATGGAGAGTTTAATTATGATTAGATTAGAAATGGGAGAACCAGAAGCTAGAGAAGCTATATTAAAAGGCTTAGTAACAATCAACGATATTGAATACATAGTACACCCTCAACCTAACGGTAGTTGTGATGGATGTGTCTTTGAAGATAAAGAACATTGTCCAAAGATAGCTTTAGATATATGCTGCACCGGTGGTAATATACTAAAATACAAATTATAATATTTTTGGAACATTTTCAAGAGTTATTACGTTATAGTAACCAATTAAATTAAGTTATTCATGAATACAGAAGATAAAGAATTATTAAATACAGTACTGTCTAAATTAGAGTTTCAATTTATTAAAGATATTTTGGTAAAACCCTTACCAGAAGAGTATATTGAAAAAGAAATAACAAAGCCTATTAATACTGGGGAAACAGATGAGAATGGCTATCAGATTACAGATAGTGAAACAGTTACAGAAAAAGTACCTACAACCTTTAAGAAAGGTATAGTATTAGCAATTCCAGCTAACTATCAATGGACAGATCCTAATAATCATCCTGAAGTAGGTGATATTATAGCTTACTCTAGAAAATCTACAATTGATTTTGATCTATTTAAAGATTCTCAGTTAGTAAATCCATATAATGTAGTAGCTTTTATTAAAAAATAAACTAGACTAAAGCGTTAGTCTTTTAATTAAATCGTGGTTGTAATGTTGGTAGTCACTAGGGGGTTTAGGTTTTACTTAACCCCTTTTTATTTGTAAAAAGTTGTCAACAAAAAACACACTATTACGTTATAGAGTCATGATACAACAAATGATACAAAACATGTTAGGAGATTATAGTAAGCTTATAACTCTCCTTCCAAAATGGGCAAATTAGATTGAATGTGATTAAAGACATTAAATGATATTAATGGTGAAGTAATTGATTCTATCGATTTATCCATGCAAGATGCACTAAGTTTATATAATATCTTTCAGCAACCTAAACAATATACTAGTAACGGTATTACGATTAAAGAAGGTGATACTGAATTTGATATTAATAAGTGGATACAACTTGCAATTAACGAATTTAAAAATAAGTAATATGATTACAGAGTATAAAGTTATTAAACCTTTTGGATGTGCAGAAGTAGATGATGTATTTTCTTATAATAAAGAAAATGAAAATTTCATTATGAGTTCAGAGAAAACTACAGATAATACTTATTCGGCAAAGAGTATGGTTATTTCTGCAAAAGTGATCGATAACTACACAAAAGCAGGTCTTTTATCTCCTACTAAGGAAGATAAAATTGATAACAATTCTGATAAAGTAAAAAAGCTTTATACAGAAATTAAGAGATTACAGAATAAGTACAATCAACGTAATAAAGTAGTTGAAGAAAAATATGAAGCAGGTAAAATGCCTACATGTCAAAAAGTAGAACATGATACTGTTTACTTTAATCTGATGAAAGTTCTAAATAAATTTGAATCTATTATAAATGAATAAGCTTGTTAAACAAGTCAACAAGGATGAACTTATAACAGAATTCTTACATACACTTAATGGCATACTCAGGTTAACCGATAGAGAATTAGAGTTAATGGCTACATTGATTAGAATGGATATTGAATATGAAAAAGAACCAAACACAAATAAAAATGTAGCTAATAGACACAATAGAAAATGGATTATTGAGAATCTAGGTATTACTAAAGATAACCTGAGTAGATACATTAAGTCTTTCAAAGATAAAGGGATATTAAAAGCTGGTCCTGCAGAAGATGAATTATGTGTGAATAAAGCTTTAATACCCGTTATTATTGGTGATAGAGTCCAGTTGACTATTATATTAAAAATAAAATATGGAAACTCTGAAAATTAAACCTGGTAGCATCTTACTTTGGAAAGAATATTCGAGAATAACTAAACTATTTAGTAAGTCATTTCATATAGATCTATCATACAATAAGTTCCATTATATTACAGATCATACGACATTGTGTTTCCCTATTACTAAGGGTAAAATTGATTATGACGAATTAGTAATTTTAGAACCAAGAGAAGATTACACAAAAGAAGAGGTTGATTTACTAAATTCTTTAATAGTTTTTGATGCAGATCGTTGGATAGATTCTTTAAAGATATTTGCCAATACCATTAGACCTAATTCTATAAAAACAGATAGTGATCTCGATGATTTACTTTGGAATGAAAACTATAAAATGGCATATGATTTCTCAAAAAAGAATTAGCATATATACCCATTTAGCTAACAAATATAACATACCTTATCAAGTAGTAGAAGTAATATGTAATCATCCATTTAAATTTGCAAATGAAAAGATAAGTAATACCAAGGATATCAAACCAATAATGTTTAGTTATCTTTTTAAGATAAAACCTAAAAAGAAATATGGCAAAGAAATTGAACAAACCTCGTAATATTCTACTATTTCAGAATTTGTATCCAATAAATCTTTATATATCAGATATAGATAATTGGGATGAAATAACTCAATTCTTTGACTTTTTCTTAACTACTAAACATCTTCAAAATGAAGATAAATGTGAAACACCAGATAAACCAAATAACACATTAGGGGTTACTTATTTGGTAGCAGAAAAGAAAAGTGGAAGAATGGGTATACTAATAGCATTAAAATCTAAAGTAGAATGTTCTACATTAGCTCACGAATCAATACATTATGCAGATGCAGTTTATGATTTTCTTAGAATGAATACTGAAGGTTATGATGAGGGAAATGAACAATATGCATATTTGGTTACTTGGTGTGTGGATCAATTAGAAGAATATTTACGATGGAAGGAAAGAAAAACGACAGAAAAGATGATAAAACAAGATGGGAATTAATACCATTAGATTGTCTTGAAGACATAGCTAGAGTATATACAGAAGGAGCTAAGAAGTATGGTGATAATAATTGGCAGAATCTTGATAATGGTTACGAACGTTATAAAGGAGCTTTATTAAGACATTTGTATGCTTCTTCTCTAGAGGAATTTGATCCTGAAACCAAAGTAAGACACGAAGCAGCAATTGCTTGGAATGCTTTAGCTCTTTTATATTATGCAAAAAATGGAAGAAAAACTAGATCAGATTTTGCTAAATCAAGCAACAATAATGCAGATGCTAAAAGCAATATATCAAGAAGTAAGTAAGAGCAATTTTGCTGAAGACTATGCTGCAAATCTAGCAGCACAGATGACCGAAATAATATTAGGAAACAATATAGTAAGAAAATAACATGGAAGTAAAGTTTAAGAAATTAACACAAGATGCGGTATTACCTACTTATGCTAACCCAAATGATGCTGGATTAGATCTAACCGCTACTAGGTTTACTCAGGAATTTGATAAGAGTGGTAAAATGGTATTAGTGTATCATACTGATTTAGCAGTAGAGATTCCTGAAGGTTATGTAGGTTTTATCTTTATGAGATCATCTGTATCTCAGAGATCTTTGTCACTGTGCAACTGTGTAGGTGTAGTAGATTGTGATTACAAAAATGAAATTATGTGTAAGTTTAAACTTACTACGGATGCATTACCTACTATCTATCAACCGGGTGAAAAGATTGCGCAGTTAATTATTATGCCTTATCCGAAGATTGAACCAGTAGAAACAGAAGAATTAGCTGGCGAAGATAGAGGTGGTGGTTTTGGTTCATCAGATAATACAGCAGAAAATGAGACACAAGAATCAGGACGAGATAGCGGAACAACTGAAGGAGATAATAAATAACTACAGCCGTAATCCGGAGTATGTAAATATGTTTTACACTAAACAAGAAGCGATTGATGCTTTAAATAGACATTATAAATTAAGATACTTAAAATTTGATTAATATGATTTACAATTTAAAATACAACAATTTATTAAGCAGTAAAGATGGTTCTCTTAAAAATATTCAGGATTCTTTTGACAAATACGATATAATCAATTATTATTACATTTTACCTGAAGCTGGAGAATTATACTACGAAGGTCAAAAATATGAAATTACCGAACCTAGTATATTGTTCAATACGTTTACTATAGAAAAAGATAAAGCCCCCGAAATTGTAATTGTACCTTGTGCTTCTGCTATCGACAGATTAGCAGAATTAAGAGAAATGAGAAACAATTATATGAAATCACGTGATTGTGGAAATTGTGAAAAAGTTTGTTGTGATTGTTGTCTGAACTAATGAAACTATTTGATATTCTGGCAGGTAAAGTAGTTATACACAATGATGCCCTAGGTATCCCAGCCTTTAAAAAGGTGTGGGATGCCGATAAGGCAGATAAAGAAATGGCTACTAAATATATCTCATATATAGTTCTTAAAAACAAATATGATAGTCCTTATGTCCAAAGTATGGACAGTGATAAAATAGAACCAAGATTGAAGCAAGAACTATTTGGAGATAAAAATATAAAACTTCCTAAAGAAGTAATTGAAGCTGAACAAGCTTATATAGCATTTGCAAACACCTTAACACTACAACTACTGCAAAATGCTAGAAAGAAATTAGAAAGTATATCTAGATACTATAGTGAATCCTTAGCTGATGAACTTGATGAAAAGAAAGTAAAAGATATATTAGCAGGTATGGGTTCATTAGGTAATACTATAAAATCTCTAGATTTACTTGAAGCTTCTGTAAGAGCAGAAGAATTAACAAATTCAAAAGTAAGAGGTGGCGGAGAATTGAATCCGTTCGAGATTCCGAAGTAGTTGTAACAATATAAACACAATTTAAAACATTAAAAACCAAGCAGCGTTGCTGCATAAAATTATAAAGATATGGCTAAGACTAAGACATCTGGCAAAACTGCCAAGGCTAATGGTACTATTACTCTGGATTTTACAGAAGCATATAAAAGACATCAGGAATATTTAGATACACCTTGTAAGGGTAGTATGCCAATTCCAGAAAAAGCACCTGTTAAAATTTCAACCTGGCAAAAGATCAAAAATTGGTTTAAGAAAAAGTAACATGGTTGATTTCAGTAAGAAGATATATAATACAGATAAATTTCGTACCCCGGCGTTAAGCTTTTTAGCGACCGGGGCTTACTGTAATTACCCTAAAGGAACTTCAGAATACTTCTCGTTTTGGGAAACCGAAATGGATAGATGTATTAATGGATTTACTGCGGATGATGGTGATTATATTACAGGTTATAATTATTTTTATCTTAATTACTGTCCTATTCAAAGAATTATCTATAAGATTACAAAAGATGCAAAAGGACATGATGTAGTAAAGAAGACTCGTGAAACAGCTTTTCCTGATTTTTATGATTATGATTATTACTATTTCTTATCTATAGAAGAAGCTGAGAATCAAGGTAAACACTTATGCGTAGCAAAAGCTAGACGTAAAGGTTTTAGTTACAAAGGTGGTGCTATGCTATGTAGAAACTTCTTTTTAATACCTAATTCAAAATCATATGTATATGCTGCTAATAAACAGTATTTAACAGAAGATGGTATCCTTACTAAGGCTTGGGATTACATGGATTTTATTGATGGTAATACAGCTTGGGGTAAAAAGAGACAAGTATCAAATACATCCATGAGACGTAGAGCTTCTATGCTTGTTACTGATGATTATGGTAACAAAGTAGAAACAGGTTATAAATCTGAGATAATGGGTGTATCTATTAAGGATAATCCTGATTCAGTTCGTGGTAAAGCTGGTAAATTAATCTTATGGGAAGAAGCTGGATCTAATAATCAATTAGAAGCAGCCTGGCAAATTGCTAGACCTTCTGTAGAACAGGATGGTGTAGCATTTGGTTTAATGATTATGTTTGGTACAGGTGGTGATGAAGGTGATAATGTAGCAGGTTTAAGAAATGCATTTTATGATCCTAAAGCATTTAACTGTATAGAATTTGATAATATATGGGATGAAGGGGCGCAAGGTGGTAAACCATGTGGATTCTTTGTACCGCAGCATACTAATCTAGATATACGTGATGAGAATGGTAAAAGATTATATATGGATGAAGATGGCAACACATTACATGAAAAAGCCAGAGAATTCATATTAAATCTTAGAGAAGAAGAATTAAAAAGTGCTAAGAGTTCTCAACAAGTAGATAGATATTGTGCTGAACATTCAGAGACACCAGCTGAAGCTTTTACTGAATTATCAGGTAATATATTCCCTAAGAAGGAATTACAGAAGCAATTAGCTAAGATAAGAACTAATAAGAAATTAGCTAATGCTAAACAAGTAGGATACCTTACTGAGGTAAAAGGAGAAATAGTATGGAACATCTCAAAAAATAAAAATGATATAAAAGAGTTTCCTTTACCTAAAACTGCTGATGGAGAGTTTAATTATGATTAGATTAGAAATGGGAGAACCAGAAGCTAGAGAAGCTATATTAAAAGGCTTAGTAACAATCAACGATATTGAATACATAGTACACCCTCAACCTAACGGTAGTTG